CCTCTACATACTCAGTAACAAACATTTCTTCATTTGTGGTCATGTCAATACAGAGTGTAACTTTTTTAGTTTTACCATTAGTAAATTTAAACTTTTCATCTAATAACTTTAAGACACCGTCTAGTTTATAATGCCATATTGGTATTACTAAAGGAGTATCTTGATCTTTAAAGTATTCAATAGTTTTTTCTGGATATTCCATATTACAAGATATAAAACAATCTCCATTAGTTATTCCACTTGCAACAAACGCTGTGGCAAAAGCACTTGGTCCAGGATATACTGTGTAAAGTAAATTATTTTCTATGCATGCTTGGATAAATTGAGGTCCAGGATCTGCCATTCCTATTTGACCTTCTCCAGCAACTAATAGAACTGTTCTTCCTTCTTTTATAAAATCAATGCATTCTTTTATTTGATATTCGTCTGCAAACATTGTGTTAGTGCTTTTTAATATTCTTATATCACATTCGCCTGCCTGAATTTTGTAAAAATCTAATATAGCATATAAATTGTCTGGCATGTAATCAGTGTATATAATTTGACTATCACGAAGAGCATCAATCATTCTTTGACTTAAATCTTGGTTGTGACCTATAGGCATTGAGCCTACAATTAATTTGCCAGACATTTTATCATTCCTTTTCTATTTATCTAATATTACTTGTGGATCTAAATCTTTACCAGCAGACCAACGAATATTGTCTCTCATTTCAAAATGTAAGTGTGGACCAGAAGAGTTTCCTGTGTTTCCACTTAATCCTATTTGTTGTCCTTTAGTTACTTTATCTCCTGCTTTTACATCTAGTTTAGAAAGATGTGCATAGATTACCCATCCGCCTTCAACTTTTTGTACTGCTTGAGTTCCATATGATTTTCCCCAGTTTGCTGGTTCAATTTTTCCATCTGCAACTGCAATTACTGGTGTACCTGTCTTAACTGCAAAGTCGACCCCAGTATGATACCCTTTTGACCACATCTTGCCTAACTTTTTGTAAGCGGTAGTAATCTTTCCATCTTTGATTGGTAATCCCATTATAATATCATTCCTTTGAATTGTCTTATTTCAGAAACAATGTCTGTTGATCCATTGTGATAAACCATACACGAAATTGGTGTGCTTGGATTAGCATTAAAGTACCATGAAAGTGTAAACTGTACAGATTCAATGTCGGCAGGAATAGCGTATGTATTTGTTCCAGTGGTATCGTTTTTACCTTTATAGTCTCTTGAGTAATTCATTTTTACATATGTTGGTCTACCTGTTTTAGGTAGAGTCAAGTGTAGTTGTGCTTCCCAAAAGCATTTACCTTCTTGCGTTGGAACAATTGCATCTTTTCCATTAAGAACCATAGGCTGCCATTTTTTAGGCTTAAATGATTGCTTTACCTTGTCATCTTTTTCTTGAATATACATTCCCATTTATTGTCTCTTCCTGGATAGCGTACTATCCAATACAATTATATCCTAGTTTTACCATTTAAAATTACAGCATTGGCATTCATGCGTAAACTGTAATTCTTGGTATAGTTCTGGATTAATACATCTGTTGCAGAAATAGGAGATATCTAGTTTGTTTGTTTCTCCTGAGTTCGGATCACTTTGGTATGCTACATTTTCAGTAACTACTGTTGAGCCTTTGTCTGCTGATTGTTTTACGTGCCAAACATAGTTTCCAAAATCTCTGATTACAAAGTCTCTTCTTGTTTGACCATCATTGTTTTCATACCATTCGCTGATATGTGCTACTCCTTGTTCAAATGACATAGAGTACCTTTCTCTTAGGATTTAAGTATACCATAGTGCGATATAATCTATATATGCATAGAGGTCCAGCCCTTTTATATTTGATTTACCACGAAAAATTCGGGGCATTTAAGGTAGGAATAAACGACATAGGTAATACTAGATACCCTACCCATAGATCAAATGGTTGGAAAATAGTCGAGTATTGGTATTTTGATAGCATAACGATAGCACGTAAGGTAGAAAGAATAGTCTTATCTAAGATGAAGAGTAAAACAAAAAGTGAAGGTTTTGTAAGTAAAGAGGATATGCCTCAAGGTGGCTATACTGAAACTTTTGATGCTGATAAAATAACATCAAGAGGGGTTAAGATTATTATTAATAGAGTTATTAAAAATTTATTATAAATCTTTTTGCTTAGGATTATATTTATCATACTCTGCAAATTTCATAAAAATACCATACACATATCTGCTGGTTATTTTTGTTTTCTTAATACCATGAATAAAATATTTGTTGCCAGGCCACATAATTAGTGAGTTTGCTTTAGGTTTGATTGTTAGGTATTCTCTTTCAGGAAAATATATTTGCCCTCCACTATAATCATCATTTAAGTATAGGTTGCATGCCAAATATCCATCCCAAGCATCTCTCCAGTTTAAATAGACTGGTTCTTTAAATCCAGGCTCCTGAAATCCAGGAGAATCTTCTATGATGTCCACATGTGCATCTGTAAAAGAGTTTACTTTATGAATATTTAATCCAAAGTTAAACGTTTCTTTTAAAAAGTCTTGTTTATATACTTCTTTGGCAACATCAAATATTTTATTATTTAACTTTTCACCAAACTTTCTAAAATCACTTAACGAAGCATCATCTAAATGATTATTAGCGGCAACATGTAATTGACTTCCACTAAATCTTGATTCTGCTTTTTTAGCAACTTCTATTAAATATTCAAGATCTTCTTTATCTAAAAAATCATATACATATTTTATGTTCTCTATATCATCGCCTAAAATATCAATAAAACTAGACATTATCCCTACCCTCTATCTGTTCGTTTTTATAAGAATCCCAATATGGTATGTTGTTCTTGTCATAATCAGATCCTAGTTTATTTAAGATATCATCATTTTCTTTTACATATCTTTTAATATATGATGCAAAGTCTTCATCTGCCATGTCTTTGGTCACCCTGTTTTGACGTAGATAGTCTTGTATTTCTTCAGGAGTCATGTCTGGTCTATGCCACGCTATCATTTTTTGCTTCTTCCAAATATTTTTTAAATAGTTCTAATAGTTTTATTGTATGCTTGTCATAATCTAGTTCTATAGCACTATTGTTTGCATCAATTTTATGTATCTTTACGGTTTGTCCTACTTCTAATAATATGTTTTTGATATCTTTTTCTAAACTCATTTATTTACACACCAAATTTTAAAATCACCATAGTTATATGCATCTGGAATAGTTTGATGTTTTTCCCAAAATATATCATAAGTGTTGTCAGTTAATTCTTCTTTACATTTCTCACATGTAATCATCTTCTGCTCCTGGTAAATCTAGTGGAGTTGGTGCTGTTAATAGTGTTCCGCATACAGCACACTCAGCATCGCCTAAGAAATATAAATCAATTTCATATGTTTCAGGATCAAACTTAACAGTTAGTTTAAGCAATGTTGATGCACAACTTGGACATTGTGGAGTTGGTATACCTCTAGCATCCATTATATATGTGCCCTTTGTGGATTATTTCCCTCAACAACAATCGTCATTTGCAACATCCATTCAGGAGTTTGTCTAGGTCTGTTGTAGCCATTTTGTAATAACCAAGATATTACTTCTTTTATTGTTCCTCTAACTATGTTTTGATCATTTTTTGTCATATTAAAACATACTGCTATCTTTCTTTCTTCACCAATAACGTCAGACAGATTTGTTAGATTTTCAATAAGATGATTATCTAGATCAAAATATATGTGTGTCTTGTTATCATTTAGCATTTGATTAAATATTAATTGACGCTTTGAAGTATCATGTGGCATTGATCCTATAAATGTAAAGTCCCAAGCATTTAGTCCAGAAACGTTTAATGCTGTCACTGGGGCATCAGGTCCAGGAAAGATAGAAACTGGTATGTTACGTTCAATTGCACCTTTAACTATAAAATCACAAGGATCCATAATAAGTGGCATACCTTGATCAGCAATCATTACTGCATTTAAACCAAGTTCAATCTCATCATAAAGCCATTGTAAATTTTCAATGCCTTCATCTTCTTTATCAGAAAAGTCTTTATAGGGGCAGACAACACCTTTAGGTGTTATTCCTAAAGTAGTACACAATTTTTCAAAACTATCTGCATGTTCACAAACAATATAGTTTGCAGTTAAAATAGCATCTAAAACTCTGGGGGTAATGTCAAAAGGATTACCAATTTCAGTACCAAGCAATACTAATCTACCTTGCTTTCTACCTTGCTCTTCATGTCTTAAAGTAAATCCGCAAATGATGCACTTGGTATAAGTTAACATGTCGTACATGTCGTGTTTAACACATGCTACAAAGTCAGACATCATTCATCATCCTGTATTAAATAATCTATATATGCTTGCATAGAACAAATAAGGGCATCTGTTGACTGCATATAACTCTTCATGGCAGGGCTTAGTTGTTCGTTTTTTAAATCTTTTTCAGCCAAACGCATTGTTTCTATAAGTTCGTATGTCTCATTCATCGATTTCTCCATAAAATCTCTCTACATCTATTATCTCATACTTTCCTTCTTTAGCATAAAACTCTGCTTCAAAGTCTGAGAACTCTGGCATTATCTTTTATTTGCTCTAAATAATATAAAGGAAAACAAAATACCTGTGGATATACCCATCATATAGTAAAATAGAATCCATTCGTAAGGTTCTTTCATCTGTATCTCCCACATTTCTTACATAGTTTATGCCAGTATACGTGCTTTCCAGCGGGGCATCCAGCAAAAGACGGATCATAATGCCACATATATAATACAAAGCCTACTATTAAAGATATAAGCCTTTTCATTAAATATCACCTTCAAACATTTGTTGTCGTTTATGTTTAGATTCTTTTTTTATTTTTTTGGCATTTATTGGTTTGACGTTATTTTTAATAATTTTTTTGGTTCCGTCTGGTTTAATTACAGTAACGTCACTAGCCATTGCGGCCCACTTCATTTCCTGTCGTGCATTAATTAGGTCCCAATCCGCTTTTGAATAGGACAACCTATGTGTTTTATCTGTCATGTATCTAGCATATCATATGTGCGACGGTTTGTCAAAGTTTGGCGAAAAAAAACAATATATTATCTCATGCGGTATAATGTATTGTATATAATATAGGCTTAGGGGCAAATATGGAAGTACTTTGGTTTTTTGTTGGATTAATTGTAGGACTAGCATTAGATTTTGTTTTAGTTCTACATATGCTTAAACCGTTAAAAAAAGAAATGTCTTATTTAAAAAATAAATTATATCAAGGCGTAGAGTTCGGCGAAAAGTAGAAGTATTATACCTACCTATGCTGCTTTCGCAGCAATAACGGTAAGATTATTCTCTCTGCTGGTATAATTGACAAATGACTGATTTAAAGGTTTGGCTAACAATTCCTAGTGGGACAAGACGTCAATATTTAGAAGATATTATTAAAGACAGCCAGTTGCCATTAGATCAGATTGTTATTGTCCACACAGTTGAATCAGAGCCAATAGAAGGTGTTCGTAATGTTTGGGATTTAGATCCCCCTAATATCCATAGATGGTGGAACACAGGCATAGATATAGCCAGAGCAAATGGTGGGGAATATATCGCGGTATTAAACGATGACCTTATATTAAAGGATAATCCTATTAACAAGATAGTGCAAGGCATGAAAGAAGAAGGTGCAGTATTGGGTTATCCATATCCACATAGTGGCAATGGGGCTACCAAGTCAGCAGGATACTGTTGGGTGCTTGATTTATCTTCTGGATTAAGGACAGATGAAACTTATAGGTGGTACTTTGGAGACGATGATCTATTGCTTCAAGTTTTAGGTTTGGGAAAGGCTGTGTATGTTCCAGCAGAAGTAGTGCATCTGCATGGTGTAGTAGGTACAGCACAGAGCAAATATTTGCAACAGTTAACAGTATTAGATAAAAAATATTTTATAGAAAAGTGGACCAAAAGGTTTGTTAGAACAAATAATAAAGGTGTAATAGCAGACACTCCACAAAATAGTCTGTTGATTAAACTTGGTCTTAATAAAGGTTTGGCACATTAATAATGGCTCATCACTCACAGTTTGTATTTTTTAAAGAAGTAAAAACATTATTCCCTAATCATTTTGTTAACACGTCTGTGGTAGAAATGGGTTCATTAAATATCAATGGTAGTGTCAGAAGATTGTTTGATAACCCCAACAACTATGTTGGTATAGACCTTGGTGAAGGTAAAGATGTGGATGTGGTTTGTAGGGGTGAGGAGTATGATGCCCCAGATGAGTCTTTTGATGTGGCTATTAGTGCTGAATGTTTTGAACATAATCCTCAGTGGGCTGAGACCTTTGAGAACATGTATAGGTTGACCAAGAAAGGTGGTTTGGTGACCTTTACTTGTGCTTCTACTGGTAGACCTGAGCATGGTACTTCTAGAACTAAGAACTCTGATTCACCGTTTACTGATGATTATTATAGGAACCTTACAGAGGAACACTTCAGACCATTGGTTGATAAACTTAGTTTTTATGGTGTTTATTTTGAGTATTATCGTCCTACTCGTGATCTATATTTTTGGGGAATAAAGCGGGGTATATCAAAAGATACTCCACAACCCCTAGTATAACAAACCCTTATAGTAACAAACCTTTGTTTTGGGTAAAGGATTCGAACCTGTATTGTCTGTTTCGGGGACAGATGTCCGACCATTAGACGAACCCAAATCTATATCCATTATACACCCTATATCCCACATACGAGGTTTGGTATACCCTGCAAAAATTAAGAATTAGGGTTTGGTATAGACTTATTCAAATAATCAATGATCTCTTTGGCTAACTCCAAAGCCTTATCTTTCTTATGCTTACCCATCAAATGAGGAGTAATAATTCTAGCAATTTCTTCTTCCTGAGACATACTTAATACTATTATACACCAAAAAATGTTGTCTATATCTAGTGTAAAGGGTACTAGATGTGGTGGTTTGGTAGAAAATATATGTTACTGATTATATAACTAGATAGGGTTAAAGTGGAGTATTGTGGAGGGCTATGGGTAAGGGGGCGAGATTTTATGGCGGGATCGTAATGTCTGCCCAAAAAAATACACATACAAACCTTCACACCTAACAAACCTTCATATCCTTGTGTCCTGCCAAACCTTTATATCCCCCATATCAGGGCATATTATATACCAGATGTGATGGTTTGTCAATAGAAAAAATTAAAAAAAATAAAGAAAAAGAATCAAAAGATAATCAAATGTTTTAAAAAAATAAGAAAACCAGGAGAAAAGGTTTGTTATTTATAATAGGGTTATTATGCTACGTTTTTCTTGGGCCCGCCCGATTTTTTGCGGGGATCGTAATAAGTCGGGGTAAATTTAAAAGATGTCAAACCAATCATATGGGTAACAACAACAAAGGTATTCCAAACCTTATCTTCTGCTGCCTTTGCATCTCTAGGGTTAAACCTAAAGTATGAATCCCAATGATGTCCCATATACTTATTATACTCCAATGTTAGGATACAAAGGTTTGGGAGACAAAGGTTTGGTATCGTAATAACATTCAGGGGGGAAGGGAGAGTGGCGTTCTTAATGTCTTTAAGATATAAAGGTTTGCTCGGGCTTACTTGCCTAATTGTCTAAACAATATCCACAGCACAGTAACCAACATGCCAAAGTATCCTAGTGTAAACCAGGCAAGCGTTTGATCAAAGTCAAGGTTCATCAGTCATGCCATCCTGGTGGTGGTGGAACTTCATCTTTACCCATTTGTCTCCAGGCACCATAAGTGTATCCTATTAGAAACACTGCCACAGTGTAGACGATTCCCATTGCTAAGTAGTCTCCCCAATATAACATTACCAGTTCCTCCTGTTGATATGCTTACCTTTGTTTGTGTAGTCTAAGATCGTTACCGTCGCGGCAAAGAGAATAAGACATCCTGCTATTACTGCAAGAATAGTATTTAGTAAGGTCATGATGATACCCTACTGAATGCTTCAATAATTTTTAATGCACGATCAAGATGGCACTGCTCCACATCAAAATCCCAATACTCCATAGACTGGTCGTGTACATATCTTTGTACATCCATCCATGCTGTTTCACCATAGAATATTTTTTGTGGTGCCTTGTTACCATACCTTGATTCCTGTACACGAAAGTAAGCATACGGTTCATCGTTAGTACCTAATACAACTATACTGTGTTTACCCTCAGAATCAGTCTTACTGTATATCTCATTCCAGGTGTAGTCTTTAATGCTTGGTCTCTTAGACATTATTCGTGTAACTCATCTCTTAATTCAAATAAGTCATCTAGGCCATCAACTTCTACATCTGATGAATCTAACTCCATTGCTTCGCATAACAAATCAAAAGTTTCGTTGATATAAGTTTCTGCAATAGGTGTTGAAGCAACTATGTTAGAGTTAATCATGAAAGCAAGTGGTAACCCTAAATCATTGTACTCAAAAAACTCAGCAAACTCTGGGTCACCTTTAAAATCATTCCATAAATCATGCAAAACAATGCATCTATTTTCATATGGTGTTTTATATTCTGTCATCGTCATTCTCCGTTTCCCAATCGTTATCTGATTCTACACCATGAGCATAGTGCTGGTCAAGGTGGTCTAGTTGTTGTTCCATATATTCAGTTATTTCTGTCATGCGTTCTTGTATCTGCATTGGCTGTTGCAAAGCAATATAACTGCCAATCATTTTTAGGTTAAGTCGCATATCAGATAATAAACTACTTATCTTTGTTGCGACTTTCTCCTCTATCGTTAGTTTTTTCATAGTTGTCCTTTAATGGTATCAGTTTTTGGTTGTGGAGTCAAGTTACCCAGACCTGACCCCACGGATTCAATAATCGCAGGGGAAAAGGTCCCACGATCATTCTCATATAAAACTATCCTATTAGTCTCTGTCTGGGTCCAAGCAGACTACAATATCTAGCATGTCATCATATGGCACCTCAGTGATAAAGTATCCTATTCTATTTACCATGGCCCAACCGTTAATGATAATGGTTTCCCCATCTTCACCATCGACTAGTGTCCAGATCTTGTTAGGATTCTCTGCTCCTGCTGCAGCCACGCTGTCATACTCAGCACCGTAGGTTTCAAACATTAGACCTCCAGAGCCATCGTTAAATGAAGCATTCTCATCTAAATGATTCTTAATTGGTTTAAAGTGGTGCTCCCACTCTTCCATAGTAAGCATCACTAATCCATAGTTAGGTGAGTCTGGATTAATATCTGGATCTAGGCAACTACATAGTTCGTTACCACAGAAGTCACAACCGTCTAAGAAACTACACTCATCACATGGTTCTATGACAGTATCACTCATTGCCATCATCCTCGTAAACAAAGTGAACTGTGCATTCGTCCATTGCACCATCTGCATATTGAATATGTTCTAAGTAATTCATATCCATATGGTCTTGAAGTGCTTGCTCTAATGCGTCAGTGTCTTCAAAGTCAGTCATGTCTTCAAACTCTGGATAAATATCCTGAATCTCTTCAGCAGACAAAACTACAGTAGACCACATCTGAACGTTTAGTTCTACACTATCTATATACTTAGCCATTTGTTCTCTTCTCCCAATTTAGTCTGTGCCATTGAATATCATACAGCAAGTTAGACACTTCCACAAGTGCGTCCATTCTTGCACACATGACATCCAATTCTTCTTTTGTCCAAGTAGGCAAATCCATTTGCCATGATAGGTCAGCAAGAAGAATCTTTAATCTACCTGATAGTATTTCATCAGTAGGTATATTGTATTTAAAGAATGCGTGTAACTGTGCAATATCTTTATCTTGTGTTTCTTCTACCATGCTGGTGTCCAACCACTAGGAGGTTCTGGAGTTGTCTTGCCATTGTAAGCGTCTTGCATTGCTTTGTAAGTAGTTTCATTTACTTGAGGTGCGTCTAAGTCAATTGGAATCCAATGACTGTCTACTTCACCCTCTACTATCTTACAACCCTCTGGCATAGGCTCTTCACCTGAACTCCAATAGGCGTCATAGGCTTTCTCTGCTGTTTCTAAATCAGGTGCAACGATATGGTACCAAGTACCTGATAATACATCAAACGTTGGCATTAGGAACCTACCTTACTTGTTTGATTATTTAATTGATTATAGTCATTAACTACTATTTCTGAAATATCCATAATGCTTTTAATATATCCTTTATAAAATTCTTGCTTTAACAATCTCTCAAAATCACCTTGCATATCTCCAGTAACAACTGCTTGACTATCTAGTTTTTGTAAATCAGTACTGGTTTTATCTATAATTTTTTGCAACTTGGCTATTATAGTTTGATGAGACATTTTATTCCTTTTCCATAATCATATAGGCTAGTACTTCTAGACTATTACAATTAACACAATCACAGTTTACTATGTGACCCTCTACGTTGTCAAGCATATTTGTAAGTATTTTTTCAATGGGGGTATCTAGATCAAAATCCATAGTGACCCTCTCTAACATAATAAGAATAAGCCTGAGCAAATCTATTCCATTGTCTCACATTGTCACAGTTATTACAATAGAACAAACCTGGAACATCTGAACATTCCCAATTACATTCTTGACATTTTGTCATGTTACTCCTTTTCCTAATATCAGTCTAGCATTTTGGGAGGGGTTTGTCAACGTTACGTAATCAAATTTACAAATGATATTTTTAGCCGAGGGGGATCCATTAACTTTTACGTAATGATCTTTTAAAATGATATTTTTGCTCGGGCGTTTTTCTTTGCGACTCTGAACGGACTTGAACCGTCGACCTCCACCGTGACAGGGTGGCGTTCTAACCAACTGAACTACAGAGCCAGGTGGACAGTTTCCTCAGACATGTCCAGGTCAGTTGTCTTTTATTGACAATTTTTAACTATGCAATTTGCATTACATCTTGCACAACTTTTAGCAAACGATTCTTTTCTGCGTTGATAGCAGGGTCAAATCCACTTGCACCAATTAGCATGTTCTCTGTGTTTTCACCACGAGCAGAACGATACCAATCTAGTCTTTCTGTCAGGGCATTGAAAGCACCCCAAGCAGTACCAGCAATCATGTTATTGAACTCGCCAGTATAAATGTCATTGAGTGAATCTATTTTATTAGTCCACTTAGTAACACTTGCCTTTTTATCCAATTCTGGTTTTGGATAAGCAGTTAGCAAAATATCGTTAAATTGTTTTGCTGTAACTTCTTGAGCAATCATAGCATGAGCCATTGTATCAAATGCGTCCATGTATTTATTTGCAAGACCTAGAGTCTCTCTTGCAATTTGCACTTTACCATTAGCAGTTTGAGTGTGACGAATCTTGAATGATTGTTTGATACCATTCTTTTTGCGAATACCACCTAGTGCAAGGTTTAGTGTGTTAGCACACACAACACGCACAGGAGTAATGCTCGCTTGAATCGCTACTGAACCATCATGGCTTGTGTTGATTAGTAAGTAAGTCTTTACTTTATCTGCCACGCCATTAGGGTCTAAGATAGTTTCACGCTCTAATGCTAATGAGCCAAATACTACACGACCACCACGAATTGAACCAGCAGTTTCCCAACGTCCACCACCATCAAGAATGTTATCACCAAATGAGAATAAGTCCTCATTTTGTAGTGGAACATATCTTTCACCAACTACGCCTAGCACGTCTGTCTGGGTTTGGTTAGTAGGGTTTGTTCTAACCACATAAGAATAATTCTTATCACAACTTAAGTGATTAGGGATATTCATTTCTTCTAGTCTAACATTCCAGTTATCTAGGTTTGCTGCTTGCAACATTTCTGTTGTGTTTTTTTCTTCTGTGAATACAGTACCTAGTCCATGCCATGCTGGTTCACGGAATGAAGCGAATGACGCTGTGCCATTTTGTTCTTCTAGTTCATGTGCCATTTATATCTCCTTATTTTGTTTGATTAACTTAACTATAGCATTTTGCTCTGACAATGTCAACTAGGGGGGGGTCCTGGGTGTCATCGTAAATTAACAGGTTATCCACAGGCTGCTCGGGCGTGAGGGCCAGTTTTAAAACGTGGCCAGGTTTTTTGATATCCCCTATCAAATCGATCGACGGTACCGCTGAA